GTTAGTTTGGTCGGTGAAACAGGAATTATGCGCGCCGATGCGCCAGATCGAATATACCGAAGGGTGTAACGTCATGCGTATAAGGTAAAGGGGGGATATGGTGTCGTTAGCTTCAATATCTAAGAGTGTAACGTCATGCGTATAAGGTAAAGGTAGATCGGCATCTGTGTCTTGTACCTTGTCCAGTGTAACGTCATGCGTATAAGGTAAAGGTCGCTCATGGAACGGAAATATCGATCGTCCGTGTGTAACGTCATGCGTATAAGGTAAAGGGTAAACGTCATTGGTTCCCATAGGTCTATAATCGTGTAACGTCATGCGTATAAGGTAAAGGATATGTATATATATTATAATAAATTCACAGACCAAATAGCCATAGGCACTATTATAGACAGTGTAAGTGGCGATATGTACTTAGAGGCCGATAAAGGTAAGAAAGTCTATGTTGACGATCTATTCTTCGTAAACTGGGATTACATATGCTATCTCTAATTAAAGACTTCACATTTGAAGAGATTCAAGAATATGGATCTGAAGGTATGTATAGGGTATATTACGACTTTTACCAAGATATATTGTTTACGACTCCAGTAAACTTAGGCAACATGAACCTTTTTAACTATTATGGTATAATTTTCATAGGATATTTATGAGTTTTTCTAGGTGGAGTACCAGCGTATGGTATACTTATTGGAGTTCTACTGGTGCTACAGCCAAGGAAGACCAGGAGTTTGCTATATGTGGAGTTACTAGTTTTACCTATAAGCAAATATCTGAAGGTATAGAGGCATGCCTGACCGAGACGGCTACCAAGATGACCGAGGTTGATGGTGCATTTGACAGCCCTTTTGACAGTATTAAAAGTATTAATACTGCCAATACACCAACCAAAGAAGAGCTTGAAGAGCTTAGAGGATATATGCTTGCATTCATCCGTCGTGTAGATAATGACGATGATTTTAAAGAACGGGACGAAAAATGAGCAATTTAGTGTTAGAATGGGTAGAAAACAGCAAGGATTTAGTAGAAATCAATAATTTTGACGATCTACTTAGTGAAATAGCATATGCATATGAACCTCAGTATCCCATTGTTAGACAAAAAGACGGTGTGTACATTGTACACAAGTTAGCTATAGGTAAAAACTTTACAGAATATAAAGGCCATTATATGCGCCTAGCTCCTGGCATCTATGAGCAGCTAGAGGCATTCTTCGATATTAAAAGAGAATCATAAAATAAACACTTGCAATCCAAATAAAGCTGTGCTACTCTTTATTTATTGGAGGTGACTGATGAATATACATAACTTTAAAAGCGCATACAAGAAATACATAATGAAATCCGGTATCCGACCCTTACTTTGGGGACCCAAAGGCATTGGTAAAACTGAGGCTGTATCTCAGATAGCTGAAGAGCTTGGGTTTAATTTCGTAGTGTTAAACTTGGGCAGCGTAGAAGATGTAGGCGACGTAATCGGTTTACAAGATCGCGTGTACGATAAAGACGGTGTAGCTGTTGCCACAAAGCATCTTAGACCTACATGGTTCCCAACACAACCCAAAAACATTATATTTCTAGACGAATTTAATCGAATGAATAAATCCTTACTACAGGCTATGCATTCGTTCTTATTAACAGGTAAACTACATGAACACCAGTTGCCACCTGAGAGCTATATAATTGCAGCTGCAAATCCACCAGATGATAACCATATCGTATCCGACACAAGCGATGATGCACTTGTTGGCCGCTTTAGCCATATAGCATTGGAACCTACAGTTGATGAGTGGATTACATACTCTATGCAGAACGGTGTCGATTACCGAGTAACATCTTTTATCCAAGAATTCCCTGAATTTCTTGAGCCAAAGTCGAACCCAGTTGATTTGAGCCATATTAAGACAAATAGACGCGGTTGGGGACGATTTATATCGCCGTTTATCGCCATGAATCCACCTGAAGATATCGCCTTCGAGGTTGTACGTGGATTGGTCGGAGTGACTGCCGCTACCAGATTTATGACACATATTAAGCATAGTACATTTAGAATTAGAGGTAAGGATATTCTTAACCAGTACCAGACTGTACGTAACTCTGTTAAGGATAATTTCTATAACCAACTAGACCTACTAAGTAACGCAAGCGAAGAGCTTGTGCGTGAGATAAAGCTAACTAGCGAGATTAATAAGTTACAGGCAGATAATGCAGCCATGTTCTTATTAGATATTCCAATCGAACTTAGCTATAATACCATTAGAAATATACTATCTATCGGTAGAGATGATATTAATAAAACTATAGGTGCTAATAAGGAATTGATCGATTTAGTTACTAATAAGTTGGATGAGATTTCTAGAAAATGAGACAAGATGATCCTGCCAGGAATATAAACAGACTGCATGCCGAGATGTTTAATAGAGTCCTGGCACCACTAGATAATGGCACTGTTGGTATTAACGATACCGTAGGTAGACATATAATTAAAAGTATTAGTGAGAATTTATCCGTAATGTTAAGATTTAGTATTTTAAGACATATGGTCAAATGGCTAGAGAAAGATATTGAGAGTATGAATGAGAAATCTTAACGATATAAGTAAGGGTGGACTGATAAGCCAAATGAGGGTTGTCGCATGGAGAGAGTTGGATAGTCAATTAATATTACATTTAAGGTATGGATTAGGAGACAAGATGAATGCCCAAATAGGTGATCGACTAGGTGGAACGATCGAGAGTCGTTTATGGGGCGAACTTATATTAGCATTAAAGAAAGATATAGAGTCAGGCAATGAGACAGATTAAAAACGGCTTAAGAAGTCGTTTAATGTATAACCTTATTTCAATTAATGGAACTGGGTTAGATAGCCATACTAGCGGTTACATGGAAACTAATGTGTGGAGAAGTCTTAGTAGTAATATTGACCGTAAATTATGGACACGCATTAGCAGTACGTTAGATCGTGACCTGTGGATACAAACTAGCGGACATATGAATAATATATTAGATATATCCATAATGAAGGATCTTAATGAATAATACGAATAGTAAATTACGTAGTCAGATGGAAAACCTTATGTTGAATCGCCATTACTTGTCAGGTCCTTTTCTGAGCGAGTTACCTCATAAATTAAACAGACAATTGGATTACAAGATACGTGATGCCATAGGTAATGAATCGTGGGTTATATTAAATAATCGTATAGATAATTTATTAGTTTACAGGATAACTGAGGATATAAAGGATATGAATGGACAGTCTTGACAGAAAAATAAGACAACGATTAGAGTCAGAATTGAACACATGCTTTTATGATAGTATGGGACGTCGTCATATAGATAATACAGTAGAAGTACTGTTATGGCGACGTATAGGCAAAATGATGCGAAATATTGTTATACATAGTCTAGCTGGCAGATTATCCGACCAGATGGAGATTGAGATCAGGATGCTTAATAGAAATAACTCTTGACATATACCGTTTAATGGTAGATACTTGTATGAAGAGGTGAAACATGAGTGACGATCTTTTACCGGATTTGATAGAAAATAATGATGAAATACCACCAGATCCGAAGTTTAACTTAAGGGATCTGGAAGATGCAATTATATATATGATTAGCATTAATCCGTTCTATGCCAACTTATTAATGCAGACTGATCTATCTATATGGGACTTAAAACGCAACAAGAAGCTTCGTAATGGTGCTGGCGCAAGTGTGCGTATTACTAAAACAGGAAGACTTGATATTCGTATTAATCCGTATTTTTTTGACACATTGGGATATAAAGACCAAGCTTTGATATTAATGCACGAACTAGCACATGTTATTCTTGGACATATGACATCCAATAGATTTATTGATACAAGGCAAAAGAAAGTACTTAATGTAGCACGCGATCTTGGTATTCATGAGATTCTTACGGACGTGAAGAAATCCGAAAGACTTGGTAATATTAGCCAAACAGTAGAAGGTGTTAATAAAGCTCTTAAAAAAATGGCAAGCGAAGGTAGGCTATTAATGCAACCTGACGAGTCAGTACCGCAATTAAAAAATAACGATACGTCTGAGAATTACTTTACAACTCTAATGAAATATATACCAGAAGGTGAAGATGACGAGTTTTTTGGCGAAGATGATGGCCATGACTTTGGAGAAGAGGATACAGACGCTGCCAAGGCTGCTGTAGCACAAGCATTACAGAAAGCTATAGCCAACACTAAAAATAATGCTGGTAAGGTTCCTATGGATGCAGAGATTACACTATCTGAGACTATGAAGAATAAAGTAAGATGGCAAAGTGTTATGAGGAGATTTCTTGGTACCAATATTGGTATAGATAAGAAGACTAGTGTTAATAGACGTAATAGACGTAATGATGATATTACAGTTCCTGGAAATAGAAAGCGCGGCAATCCGGTTATTGCAAGTATAGTAGATACTTCTGGAAGTATGACAAAGGAAGAGCTTGCTCAGATAGTTGCAGAATTTGTTAAGTTGGAAAAAGAAGGGTACGATATATACGTAATAGAGGCAGATACTGACGTTAAAAGATATTATAAATTTATTGGACGTAAATTTACTGGATTTTTGGGTGGTGGCGGTACAGCATACCAACCAGCTATTACTAAGGCCATGAGTTACAGACCTGACGTGATTATGTACTTTGGTGATATGGATTCTTATGATACTCCAGCAGATCCAGGTGTGCCATTTTTATGGATTACAACCAAAAAACAAGAACCACCAGGTAAATTTGGTAAGGTTTTGGATATTAGTGGATAGTATGAGTAATTTGAGTGGTAAAATAACAAAAAAGCTTAGTTCGGACTTTCTTGATCTGTCCATAATTTATATCAATCACGATATGAGTAGTGATGCACATAGGGCTGTATATAATAACATAGAAGATCGTTTATGGGAAAGATTAAGAAGTCAAATCGGTTTTGTATTAGCAAGAAAAATACAAAAAGATTTAGAGGTCACTAGTGGGTAACCTATCTAAGGCATTAAACGGCCACCTAAGAAGTACTATTAACGGTCAGTTCCATGACATGTTATGGAGCCAACTTAAAGATAGTCCATATATAGCCATATCTGACAGATTATGGATTGAAATATGGGATAAATTGGGTGATAACCTAGAAAATCAATTAGATAATGAAATAGATATGTTATTAAATAGAAATATATGGTATAATGTGATAAGGCCAAACACAAAGGAGATAAAATGAAACCAAAAAATAAGACAGTTATTGATTTTACAAAAAAGACATTAGTGCTACCTATGTCTATATTTACTCTTGGGTTTAAAGGTAAGAGTAAGAAGTTGACATCTGCTGCCAAAAGCATTGTTAATAATGAGATATTAGAGCATTTTAAGGTAGATTCATATGATTTAGATGCTAGATTCTATATCTCTCTGATGTTTGAAACAGCCTTTGGCGAGTCTTTAGAGAAGTACCTATTAAAGGCATTGTCTGACAGTGGATCAGATCTTCAGATTAAGATTACTGGTGATAAATATCTAATATCTAAAATTAAGAAATCTACACGTAAGAAGTCTAGGAAGGTGTAATATGAAATACACTATAAGACATGCTGAAAATGGATGGATATGCGAGGCATCGACCGATGAAGATACTTTTGAGGTGGTTGGTGTTGAGTCAGAAGACGAAGCAGACTCTTTTAGAGATTTCTTAAGAAGTATTCTTAATAATTATGGACCATCAAGTAGTAGATATAGCGAAAAGAGAATACGTATTGTTATGCTTCCAGGTGACAAATGGGAAGGTAAGCTGTCTCATTCTATGAGAGAAGAACTTACAGACCTTAAGGAGACTTGTGAATCCTACCTAAGTGAGGACTAAGGTAGAAAAAACCTTTTACCAGATTTGGGCGGTAAAATTTGGCAATGGACCCAGTTTTTCGTGGCAGAGAAGTCCTCGCAGTAAATCCCAGCATCTTCTAATATCTTTACATTAGCTAAGATCCATTTCTGAAGTTCTTGCTTTGGATCTGAAAAGTCTACAGCTTCACCACTTAAATGCTTAGATTTCATAGGTATTTTACTTTGATCAGTGATACCTTTTTCTTTATATATTCTTAAGTGATCTTCAAGGCTGCGGTAGCCACTGGTTACACTCATAGGTTTACCATATGCAGATCTTATCTTATTAACTTTTTCTAATAGTATCTTAAGATTATCCTGATGTTCTTTAGGTAGGCTTTCTAGCTTAACACCTTTTAGGATTTCATTAATGCTGATCATTTCTTACTCCTTATGTCTTTACGTATTGCATCGTCTAGTGTATGTCCAGGTTTGCCTGAAACTTCACAGTCGAGCATGTTGTCTATTAATACTGTAAGTCTATCTCTTAATTTATGATTTAGAAATATACCTAATTCTGTTTCTAATTGTAGCCATATATGTAATCCATTTGGGCAATAAGACATATGGCTCATCTTAACCGATTTCTTTGGGTTTAGCCTATTATATCCGTCTTTGTCGTGTGCATATCCACATGACTTACATGTCTTCCATCCTTTTAATTTAGGGTCTGTGTGATCTAATAAGTATGTAAAACATACAGGGCATGACTGTTTCTGCATAATAAACTCTATTCTGAATATCTTTCTAGTTTTAAAAATGCCATTACGAATAAATGATATAATGGCTCACACATATTATATGTAGGATTGGCATGGTAGTTTCTTAGTCCAAACATAAAGTCTGTTTTTAGGTACTTTTTCATAGCATATTTAGCTACATGGGTAGGATACCTATGGCAAGCAAACAGTAGATTTTGTGCCAGCATGTTATCTGTATCCCAAACAGGACTCTTTTTAGTAACCTTTAGATAAATGTCTGCTAAGAAAGAAAAATCTAGTATCATTGTGATAGGATAACTTAACCATCCAAGTAGACCTCTAGCGTAGACAGATACCTCATTAGGGCTCATAATATCTGGTATATGATAGCGATTCTCATCTGCCTCGTAGTAGTTCTGATGAAACCCTAGGCGCAATACCTGTTTAACTAATACTGACAACAATCTAGGTTTATCATTCATAGCAGCCATTGCTTGCTTCAATATAGACAGTTGATCTCTACTCATATTTCTAGCATCATGACCCCAATAAGCCGGATTAGGAGACCTGAAGTACTTACCATAAGAAGCTTTTAGAAGATCCATAGAGTTACCATATGCAGGTATTATCTTCATTACGGAGTCTATAAGGTCCTGATCCTCTAGGAGGACTAAGAGAGTAAACATAGTTCCAACTCTTTGAGAAGTATCTCCCTGATCTAGATCTTTCTGAGATAATAATCCAGAGTGACCTAGATAGGAAGGTAATAACTCTAAGAATTTATGCTTACTCTCTAAATATTTCATTATTAAGCCTCAGTAGGTTCAGTAGGCCATACGATAGATGCTATGTCTTCATCAGAAACAACAGACTCTTGTTTAAGAGGTTCAGTGATATCCAATAAGGCCTGTCTATAGTCTTTTAACTCTGTCTTTTCAGATGCAGTCCATGCATTCAAGAAAGCTATATTGATAAGTTGATCGCACTTTTTAAGTTTAGGTTCTCTAAGGGTTCTTATCTTTTCTAATTGGCTTTCTTTTTGGCTTTCAGCTTTCGCTACTGCCTTAACAGTATCTTCAACTAGAATAATATTATTATCCTGATCTAACTCAGCCTTAATAGCATCAATATCCAACTCAGAAGGAACTTCAATATGAATTGAATGATCTGACCATCCCCAAGGACCTCCGTAAGCTGCTTGATTAGGGCTACCTTCATATTTTGAGGCAATACTTAAATCTGCCTTCATTACGATAACTGTTTTCATTTATTCTCCTTTTGGCCTACTAGACCATTAATACCCTATTAATTTTATAGGGGTTGTTTATAATTCTGCGTTTGAGGTCCAATTATAGCCCATAATTCCTGCACTACCAGCCGCCCTACTATTTGGATTATTTGTTCTGATACTAAATCCGTTTACTAGATTTCCCAAGATTGCACTAAAAGTCAACCCTGCATCAAAAATTGTTGGTTGAGACCAGGTCATATCAGAAAAATTATCTGAATTTAAGGTAGGAATTACTCTTTTTGTAACTTTGTAATAGGTTAGGCTACTAACAAGTAAAGATGTAGAATCTGCGAAGCCTGCGTTTAAAGAAGACCCTGTTTCATAATACCTTTGACAAAGAGCCAATTCTTCTGTGTAGTCTCTACCAGCAAGACTAAATGGAAGAGCTTCGCTACCCTCATTAAGCATTACTCCGGTTATACGAAAGTCTGTATTGCCCGTAGCTGTACCGTTGCCTTGATTGGCTGTAGCAACAAAATTACCAGTCTGCCACGCATTAGCAGTGGTCTGATATGTGGAGCCGGAAGTTAAAGTAAAGGTAACTTTCAGTCCAATTCCATTAGAGTAATTCCAAGTTCCGGTACTAGGACTAGCTGCTACGTTAATAACTTTCTTTTCCCAGGTATTGGGGGAATTTATGGTATACTCTGCGACATAAGACCTATCGTCTCCAACGTTTCTGACAGAAACACATCTAGTTCCTGCTGTGGTGGACTTGACCCAGAAACTTAAGGTGATTGGTTTCTGGGCAATTTTAGCGAAATTATAACCCTCTATCCTATGTGATAAAACAACAACATCTCCAGCAGCGATGCTGTCATCAGGAGTGGTTAAATTCATTCTAAGGCTATTTTGAAATAAATAACCAGATTGTGTAAACGTTGGTACATCAGTATCTTGCAATATAGTATGGACCATAGCTCCAACCTTTTCATACACCCATCTGTCTAAACTATATGCACCGCTAGCTATAGCAGCAAAACTAGCTCCTCTTTGTCCTACGCGCATATCTCCATTAATAATGAGATTATTACCTACTAAACTATCTCTTAAATCAATTTCAGGTGTTTTTATTCCCATATATTTTTCCTTTATAATTCTGCGTCTGCTGAAACAGCACCAGTGTATGCGATAGGTCTACCAAAAGTTGTACCACCAGGGAAACCGATACCGTCCCATGTAGATCCGTGTATACTGTTTATAATATTTGCAACAGAGGCTACTGATACTCCACCTACACCGATTCTGTCAAAAAGTAAAGATTGTATATTCATTGTAGGTACAGCTCTCATTTGAACAGGAAACTTTAACCAAACTCTTCCTGCCGTATCGGTATACATACCTCCAGATGCTACTGAAATATTACTATCAGTGTTATTCCAGTAGTACCTATGACAAAGAGCTAGTTCATTTGCGTAGTCTCTACCAGCAAGACTAAATTCTGTATCAGGAAGATCTCCCTCATTCAGTACTACCTGACCTACTATTACATAAGCACCAGAGCTTTGAACTGATTGAGGTACTAACCCGATATATAAACCAACTGCATCGTTTGGAACTGTAAATGTGCCTTTAACTTTAACAAAGCTTGTAGTGCTAGTAGGCGTTGACAGATTAGAAACTGGTAATGATATAGCACTGAATCCAGAAATATTATCAGTTACAGTGCTGTATCCTACCTCTATACTCATAGCCGAAGTAAATGTAACACCCATCTTTACTAGATAGCTAACAGTAAAGGTCTTCCCTCTCATAGGAACAACCGTGGCTCTTTCTATAAATTGACGATGCTGTCCGTATGACGAACTAGCTCCAGCAGTCCACTTACTAGCATAGTTTGATCCAGGAGGTACATCAGACGTTTCTCTGGTATGTGTACAAGTTCCAGCAACAGTTAAGTGCCATCTATCTGGTCCGTAACCGCTAGCAGTAAAACTAGTATTCCTTTGCCAGAAATCAAAGTTACCGTTAATGATATAGTTTGCTTGAAGTTTGTCTATTCTTGGAGTTAAACTCATAATTAATAAACCCTTTTACCGTAAATTGTTGCTGTAATTCGAGAATTTGCAGGTGTTCCCATTCCTGCATAAGGAACTAAATACACAGTTATCCCGCCGTTGACTCTGATTGTGGGTAACGTTAAGAGAACATTATTTGCGTTAACTATCCCATCTATTTCGGCTCCGTTACCACCTGCTAACTTATTAGCTCCTAAACTGCCAGGATTTACTCCGTTATCTGCACCATTTGCACCTCTCCAGTATGCCCAGCAGTAATTATAATTTGTAGCTCCAGCACTTGCAAAAAGCATTGATCCAGTTAATTCCCAAACCTCATCGTTAGGTATAGTTATAGAATTATTAACTAAAGAGTAATACTGACCAGAACCTGAGGGTGTCTTTGTATTACTTAATATACTCGAATAAGTATTATTTATGCTTTCTAGAGAGTTAATTCTTGTATCATTAGAAAGTACTAGGTCACCAAAACTTTTAAGGTCTGCGTTACTTACGCCTCCAAAATTACTCTCAGGGACTCCAGCCAAAGCAGCTACAGTAGGAACTATACTATCTACTTTTCCACTAAGACTCTCTATCATTTGTAAAGCACTACCATCTGGATTATAAGCCATTAGACCGTTACTTACTACCATGATAGCATCTGATTGAACTACAGGAGCAACGTTAAATCTAATGATCTGTCCTGTACCGCTACCATTATTTACTTCATAATAGTTACCATCTAAGACAGTAGAACTATTACCAGAGTTTCTAGCTTGTAAGGTTCCGTTGCGGTAAACTAAAACCGCCCCTACTTGTTGGGTAGAATATTTATTTATTTCAAAAAGCTGACCCACATTATAATCTGTAGCAGCTATAGCCAATTCTCCAGTAGAAGTTAGAGGAGCAGCATCAACCAGATTAATACCAGTACGAGCATTATGATCTATAATTCCAGTAAATATTTCTCCATCCTCAGCAGTAAACCCAACAAAATTAATTTGAGTAGACCCTGCTAGAGTGTAGGATAAATAATCTATAAGAACACCTTTAATAGAAGAAATTAAAGTAAGGTTTTTTCTATAAAAAAATAATTGAGCGGCTGCTAACTCAGAAGAGTTTGGATTGGTAAACCCAGACATTTCTGAAGGAAGGGATAAAGAAGTTAAAGAAATACCAGTATCTCCTAAAGTTGCTTTATGTGCGAACTGTAGTTTTTTAAACCCAGTAGACATAGACCTTTGCTCTATTACGTCTTTTCTTTTTAGTGATAAGGAACTTTTACCTGTAATTGACATATTTTATCTCCATTAAACCTATTATACTGAGCCTACTTTTGGACCTTTAAGCATTTCTAAATAAAATGAGTTGTAACTTTGGTCCATAAGATAATTACCAGTACCAGAGGTAACAGCGGTTCTTATGTCAACTACATCCCCAGCATTAAGCTGAGCTAAAATACTACCCCTATTGTAAATTAGATCATTGCTTGCTGCTACGTTAGAGCATAAGCCTCCTATATCGACTCCATTCACATAAACATTTTGATAGAAGTGTTGTGTTGCTCCTGAAGGGCCAACTACATAACCTCCAGAAATACGATATGTACCTGGAACTTTAATTATATAGTTTTTGTTAGCTGAACTCCATCCCCCAACCGTGTCAATCGCTGGAGATACTGTAAATGGTATCTTAGTAGGAGTAGTTGTAATAGAGGCACTTAGTGGTTCATTAATTTTAAAAGCAACAACCTTTATACTCTCATCATCAATATCTTGTAATCTTGCTACTTTAGCCATATTATAGATCCTTTATAGGTGTATTAGAACGACCAGAGATCGGGACTTCAAATTCAAGCTGGATTACGTCACCGTTAGCAAAAGTAAACGGAGCTGTTCCTGTAATAGCAGCTTCATTAGCTGTTCCTGTACTTGTCCATACTGACACTCTTGTTGCATTAGAATCTAAAGATGAACCAACAGAGAATAATCCATACCAAGAATTACCCGCATCAAGTGCTCTACAAGAACCGAATACTTGATTTTCCCCTAAAGTGCCTTGAGGAATTTTAGCTGTATCTATTGATAAACTGCTTGGTAGAGAAAACATAAAGCCACCTGTACCTGAAGTAGAGGTGCTACCGTAGTTTAAAATCACTTTTCCTTTTAAAAGATCTCCAGCCATACTATATTTACCTAATATAGTACCATTGCCTAAAGCAGGTTGTGTACCTGACGAAGACCATATAGGGGTATAGTCAGTAGGACTTAAGGTTGGTACACCCTCTATAGTTAAAAAATTTCCAAAAGCAACAGAGCCAAGACCGTTAGCATAAAAACTACCTAATAGTTTCCAACTAACAAAACCAGAAGGACCTACACTGTTCTCATTAGCACTGATCCTCATTGCTGGTACTCCAGAAGACAGTACAGCATAAATCTGGTATCTAGTATTAGCAACCATAGTTACGTCAGTAGATATAGTTCTGCTAAGAGTAGCAGTATACTGTTGGCCTCCTATAGTAATAATAGAAGAGGTTAAGGAAATAATTCCCGAACCGTGAGAAAGAGTGCCTATTTTATCTTGTTTTAATACTTGTCCCATTTAATTCCCTCTATAATTCTGCGTTAGCTACCCAGTGATACAAAAATTCTTGATTAACTAAAGATCCTCCAGTGCCATTAGTTACACGGAATAACTTCGAGCTATTAAAACTTGTTGCTATTCCACTGTTAGCGGCCAAATCTGTTCCGGCCCCATTACTAACCCTATTCAAAGTTCCAGCATAGGAATATATAGATATTGTTGGAGTTGCTCTTTTTTCAATTTTTAAAAATTGATTATCTATAGTCGATCCATTAGGAAACGTAGTATCCGTATTTCTAAACCTAGTAACAGAACATCCTTGTTGGGTAGCCGTCCCTACAGGGGTATTCAAATCATAACTCTTTTCATAATACCTTTGACAAAGAGCCAATTCTTCTGTGTAGTCCCTTATAGGATATTCTGGATCCGAATATTGACCTTCTACTAACATAACTTTTTCTATAGTTACACTATCATCGGCTCCAGCCGTACCTACGCCTAAATAAAAAAACCTAACATACATTTCGTTAATGTTTGAGTTTATAGATGCAGTAAAAACATATTTTACAGTAGAGGTTGTTATAGATTGGGTTGTATCCAAAGCAGCAACCTCTCCTGTGTAAGCTGCTGTCCAACTTTCGTCTGTACCAGTACCAGTCACTATTTTTACCCCTAAAGCTCCCCCAGTATAATTGCTTCCTGCTTTAGCATAAAAAGCCAAAGTAACAGTTTTACCTCTTAAGTTTCTACAAAATATACTCTCTATAGGTTGTAAGATCTGAATAGGTTGAGTATTCGTAGATCCACTAGCTCTCTGCATTTTTAAAGCATAAGTGGCTGAAGTAAGAGCAGAAGATACTCTATTAACTTGAACAACACTGGCAGCATATTGATAAGATCCCCATCTGTCTGAAGTATAAAAAGATCCCCCAGCAGAAGGGCTATGACTAGTGTGTCTTTGCCAGAAATCAAAGTTACCGTTAATGATATAGTTTTTTCTAGTATCTTTTATTTCATTTACTAATATTCTAGCCATACTTCACCTACACGCTATAAACGGCTATGCTACCGTCATCTGCTACAGTTATTTCAAATAAAGTTCCGTTAGGGCTTCTTAAGAAAATCCCTCTTCCAGCTACAGACTTATCTATACCTGTATCTGTGCTACCTAAATGATTATTACTTAATAATAGACCGTTTAGGTCACTATTATCAAAAGCTCCTCCAGCGGTCTGATCAAAAATTAAAGTAAGGGTGTTTCCTGGAGAATCGAACTGATCAACATCAAAAACTACCTTTTGACCTTGTAAAGAAAAGGCTCCATAAGTGTATACCTGACCGCTAGTTACGTCATAAGCTTTTAATAAATCAGCATTAGGTACAAACTGAGTAAGAGTAAACTCATTTAAGTTATCATCTCCGCTAAAATGAAACACTTCTCTGTTTAGTACTCCGTTAGAAACATTACCTACAGATTTGTCATAAAATAAAGCAAGACCGTCTAACTTAGACGCCATAGAAGAGGTGATTTTTACTCTAAGATCTAATGAAATACCTTTAATTTCAAAGGTTAGATTTTCGTTATTTGGTGATGACCATGAGGTTCCATTATATACTTGAACGTATGGCGCAGTCGGTCCTGACCCTCTAGCTCCGAAGGCTATATTGATAGCCCCTGTATAAGAAGCTTTATATGTTGCGTCTGTAGATAAAACTACATGATAATCACCATCTGCTATGTAAATATCTGGAATATTAACATTAACAGTCTGAGGTCCAGCTACCAGAGCACTTACTGGTCTGGCAGATGATTGAGATAAAACAGCATCTGGTGATCCGGCATTATCGGAATAAATAGATACAAAGTAGTTTCCGCTAGGTGTAGAATTTTTATACAATCTAACATCAATATTTTTTAACAGAAGTTTTGTTCCTGGAGCTACGGTGAATTTTTGTGATACCACTTGTATATCAGTAATATTGATTGCTCTGCTTAGGTCAACAGATGTTTGTGATACAAGATTTTGATTGGACACTTCATCAGTAAATTTATGATAGCCTCTGAATACCTCTGTAGATCCAACTCGTTCCATAGTTACAGCTTGCCATTCAGAACCTCCATTACGAGAAACGTGATAAGTAGCTGCTGTATCTATATTTGTAGTTTTCCAGAAAGCAAGAAGTTCTGCTTCACTTAAAGCATTAGTATTAGGTAAATACTCAACAGAATCAGCTAGTTGTTCGGTTATTAATGTTTCAGCAGCAGTAGAGAAATTAATACTCTTATCTCCGCTAGAATATATGGCTGTAGATGATACATCTAATAGGCTATCTGTATCTGTTTCTATAATGTATGGAGTCGCTAAGTCGAAAGTAGCATCAATGAAATGATTCTTTATTGTCTCTGTAATTTCATTACCAGTACCACCAGAACCACTACCTGCACCTAGTTCTGTTTCTGTACCATCTGACTTTAGGCTGTAAAATTTACCATCAGCTTTAGGATATATTTTATTATATCCACTAGCTGGATTAGCAGGGGTAGCAATATGCTCAAAAGTGGCAGCGTCGTCAATTTGAGGGGTAACAATTGTTTTATTGGTTAATGTCTGTGTATCGATATCACCTACGACTGTAGAAGTAACTCCACCTTGACGTTTTTTATATGTATTAGAAACTGAATCATAATACATTTCACCGTCAGATATACCTGAAGGCTCAGATGACAACTTCCTTAATTGTAAGGAGTGCTTTACTTTAAAAGATTTATCAGACATGCGCTTTCTCTTTCCTATTATCCAGAGTAAGTGTTATTTAAACTTCTATTTTAGAAACAAAGTAACATTTCATTTCACCAGAGTAGCTTAACCCTTCAATATTGCTAGAAGTGTATCCTACCTGCCCTGTGTTTGTAATATAAAACGATACGTATGAGTTACCTACCCATCCACCATATGATATCGCCCACGTACTAGTAAATGGATTATATCTAGCTCCTAAGCTACCAGCGTCAGAAAGTTCGATATAAGATGTTGGTGCTGCATTAAGTACAATGAACTTATCTCTATTCGCTGTTCCAGCATAATTAGTAAAAAAACCACCTACTAGAACTTTTCCATCAGGTGTAGATGTCGCGGTGTAGATAAAGTTACTAAACTTAGCACTATCAACAGCTGCTGTAGAGAATGCTGTGTCTGTAGTACCGTCTGAGTTAAGCCTAACCAAGTAGTTTCTACCAGTAACACCAGCATAATTAATGAAAGCTCCACCGACAAGTATTTGATTAGATTGTTCAATATCTAAAGATAGTACTGCGGCACTAAACTTAGATGAGCCCGACGCTGGATTAGTAAATCCCGTATCTAAAGTCCCATTAGTGTTAAGACGAATAAGTCTATCTGTTCCTGCTGTACCGTAATTAGTAAATCCACCACCTGCTAAGATCTGACCGTCAGACTGGACTTTAAGAGTGTGTACGGTACTGTTAAACTTTGATGAATCAGAGGCATTATTACAAAAAGCAGTATCTAATGTGCCGTCTGAGTTAAGTCTAACCAAGTAGTTTCTACCAGTAGTTCCACCATAGTTTGGGAAGTTGCCACCTGCTAATATCTTACCATCAGACTGTACATCTAAGGAATACACAACACCTTGAAATTTAGCTCCATCAGATGCGTTATTACAAAAAGCAGTATCTAATGTACCGTCTGAGTTAAGTCTGATAAGTCTACTTCTGTTTACAGTACCTGCATAGTCATTGTACCAACCACCTACTAGTATCTTACCATCAGACTGGATAATTATTGATTCTATATAAAATGCAAACTGAGCACCGTCAACAGCGTTAGCACAGAATGCTGTGTCTGTCGTACCATCTGAGTTAAGTCTAACCAGGTAGTTTCTGTTAGCTGTACCATAATCAGTGAAAGCTCCACCTACTAATATCTTACCATCAGGCTGGACATTAATATCAAGGATCTCGCCATTAAACTTAGCACCATCAACAGCATTAGTGTTGAAACTTGTATCTAATGTACCGTCTGAGTTAAGTCTGAGCATCATATCTCTACCAGTAACACCATTATAGTCTAGAAAAAAACCACCTATTAATAGTTTGCCATCAGCTTGAGCGTATGTTGACTGTATAGTACCAGAAATCTTGGATCCATCAGATGCATTAGATGTAGTAGATACGTCTAGAGATCCATCGCTATAAGGGAATACTGTGGCTGTTCTTTTAACATAATATTCCACAGAAAAACTGACATACTCTGAACTATCGACAACTAAACCAGTTACATCTGCTTGACTTGTTTGATTATTATTAATAACAGATTCTATTCTTTCATTAACAGGTACAACAACTGATCCACCTAGTTCTGTTTCGGTTCCATCTGACTCAAGTCTATAAAACTTACCGTCAGCTTTAGCGTATATTTTATTATAACCGCTATTCGGACTAGTAGGAGTAGAGATCTGCTTAACAATTACAGAATCTTCTGCTTGTATAGGCTGTTTAACTTTTAATGAGTTGATCGACATTTTCTTTCTCTTTCCTATTATTCAGAGTAAGTAGTTCTATATTTCTATCTTTGTTATAAAGTCAAATTTCATCTGACCAAAATAACCCAAAGGAGACATATTACTTGTAGTGTAAGTAACCTGTCCAGACGGAGTTATATCAAATATTATATCTGCATCACCAGCAACGTTAGTTTGAGTTGCATACCAAGTATTATCTAGTGAATTATATACAGCCTTCAGTCTACCGGATTCAGATAGCCCTGTTAAAGCGTTCATCCTGTTAACGTAGTATTCTAACGAGAAACTTCTGAACTGTGTACTATCAATAATCAACCCTGTTACGTTAGCAGGTGAAACCTGATTATTATTTATAGAGGCTGTTCCATCGCTGATAAATATAGGATCCGGTTCGGCACCGCCACCTAATTCAGATTCAGTTCCATCGGACTGTAAATTGTAAAACTTACCGTCAGATTTAGGATATATTTTATTATATCCATTAGGAGGATTGGAAGGTGTCGATATATGTTTAGCAATAATAGAGTCTTCTGTTTGTAATGACGGTTTGACTTTTAATGATTCGCTAGACATACTATTCTCCTTCCTGTTTTTTTATTTATATTTCTATTTTTGATATAAAATAGCATTTCATTTCGCCGTAATAGTTAGATCCTGCCATATTACTTGTAGTGTAAGTAACCTGTCCAGACGGAGTTATATCAAATATTATATCTGCATCACCAACTGTACCGTCCAGACCTATAAGCCATGTATTTGTAGTTTCGTAATATATAGCTCTAATAGTGCCAGATTCTGAAAGTTCTAAAGAGCTTGCTACGGTAGCATCTAGTACAATAAACGTATTTCTATTAGCTGTACCTGCATATCCAGTAAATACGCCACCTATTAATATCTTACCATCAGATCTTACATTGATAGATCCTATATAACCATTAAATTTAGTTCCATCAACAGCATTGGTGCAGAAAGCAGTATCTAATGTACCATCAGTGTTAAGACGAATAAGTCTGTTTCTTCCAGCAGTTCCACTGTATGTAGTAAAAAATCCACCGAGTAAGATTTTACCGCCTATTTCTGTTGTTATGCTGTATACACCTTCATTAAACTTAGCTCCATCAACAGCATTGGTGCAGAATGAGGTGTCTGTTGTACCATCTGTATTAAGTCTAACTAGTCTACTTCTATTGGCAGTACCTGCATAAGCAGTGAAACTACCTCCAGCTAATATCTTACCGCTTGTATCAACTGCCACTGCGTATATTATATTATTAGCAAACTTAGAACCATCAACAGCGTTAGCACAGAATGATGTATCTAAAACACCAAGCGAATCAAACCTAACCAGTCTATTTCTACCAGCAGTTCCACCATAAGTAATGAAATCACCACCTGCTAAGACTTTGCCATCTGATTCTATAGCTATCGCATTCACATTACCGGATGCAAACTTACTAGAACCAGAAGTGTTGTCGCTAAAACTTGTATCTAATGTACCGTCTGAGTTAAGTCTGATTAGTCTGTTTCTTCCAGCGGTTCCATAATTAGTAAATTGACCACCGACAAGTATTTGACCATTAGGTTGAATGACTATTGACTTTACAGTTCCATTAAACTTAGCACTGTCAACAGCATTAGTATTAAAACTTGAATCTAAGGTGCCATTTGCATTAAATTTAACAAGGTAACTTCTACCTGTAACTCCAGCATGATTAGTAAAGCTTCCACCGACTAATATCTGACCATTGGATTGCACTGCAAGAGCCCATACATGATGGCTAAATTTACTGCTCTCTACAGCTGCTGTAGTAAATGTTGTATCTAAGGTTCCGTTAGCATTAAGTTTAACTAGATAGTTTCTACCAGTAACTCCAGCATAATTAGTGAAAGATCCACCTATAATCATACTTCCGTCAGTATGTGAAGATATAGCCTTAATCTCTAATGATGCGAACTTATTTCCATCAGATGCATTAGATGTAGTAGATACGTCTAGGTTTCCTAAACTTACAGCAGGTGTATCCACAGATCTGTCAACCCAGTAGTCTACAGCAAAACTTCGATATTCTGCACTGTCAACTATTACGTCGGTTATATTCTCTGCGGTAATTTGATTATTATTGATAATAGATTCTATTAATGGATTAACTGGTGCAGGTGGTGTTGAACCGCTACCCAGTTCTGTTTCAGTTCCATCTGATTGTAAATTGTAAAACTTACCATCAGATTTAGGATATATTTTATTGTATCCACTATCTGGATTAGCAGGGGTAGAGATCTGCTTAACAATTACAGAGTCTTCTGCCTGTAAAGGTTGTTTAATTTTATATGACATGTCAGACATGTTTTTATACCCTTCACTAATCAGGTTTAAAAATTGTTATAAGTTAAAGATTATGAATTTGAGTAAGTTTACATCTGTACCTGTATTGGTAGATACATATTGTACCTGTCCACCAGAAGTAATAGAGAAAGTAACTCCTGCGTTATCACCAGTAAAAGTCTGTCCGTTAAGTGACCATACTGAAGATAAGCTTCTATATAATCCAGAAAATGATCCTTGTTCCATTAGATCTATGTATAGAACGGTATCTAAACGAACTAAATAATTTCGGGTAATATTATCAAAAAGATTAAAAACACCACCTATTAAGATTTTACCATCTGATTGTACATATAATGAATTTATAGCAGTATTAAAAGCAGCTCCTAAGTTAGCATAAAAAGCTGTATCTTCAGTACCGTCTGAGTTAAGTCTAACTATACCCCTACGTACATTACCATTAAATGCGGTAAAACCACCACCAACTAGTATCTTACCGTCCGATTGTATATCTAATGAATTTATATTACCGTTAGAAGCAGTACCTAAGTTAGCATAAAAAGCTGTATCTTCAGTACCGTCTGAGTTAAGTCTAACTAAACTATTGCGTGTATTACCGTTAAATACGGCAAAACCACCACCAACTAGTATCTTACCGTCCGATTGTATATCTAATGAATTTATGTTACTATCGAAGGCAGTACCTAAGTTAGCATAAAAAGCTGTATCTTCAGTACCGTCTGAGTTAAGTCTAACTAAACGATTGCGTACATTACCGTTAAATACGTCAAAACTACCACCAACTAGTATCTTACCATCTGATTGTACATATAATGAATTTATAGTACTGTTAAAAGCAGTACCTAAGTTAGCATAAAAAGCTGTATCTTCAGTACCGTCTGAGTTAAGTCTAACTAAACGATTACGTGTATTACCGTTAAATGTTATAAACGTACCACCAACTAGTATCTTACCATCTGATTGTATATCTAATGATCTTATCGTCTGAAGAAAAGCAGTACCTAAGTTAGTATAAAAAGCCGTATCTTCAGTACCGTCTGAGTTAAGTCTAACTAAACGATTACATGTATTACCGTTAAATACGTTAAACAACCCGCCAATTAGTATCTTACCATCCGATTGAATTTTAATTGTATATACAATATCATTAAAAGCAGTACCTAAGTTAGCATAAAAAGCTGTATCTTCAGTACCGTCTGAGTTAAGTCTAACTAAACTATTGCGTGTATTACTATTAAATTGGTTAAAATTACCACCGGCTAATATCTTACCATCTGATTGTATATCTAATGAAATTATACTAGAATTAAAAGCAGTACCTAAGTTAGTATAAAAAGCTGTATCTTCTAACCCTTCTCTTTGTCTTTGTATGCTATATTCACACTTAAAAGCTTGATTATCAGCAGAATCAATAAGAAATTCGGTTACATCTGCTGCTACTGTCTGATTATCATTAAATATTAATTCTTCAGTAGTAACTCCACCACCAGATCCACCACCGCTTAGTTGTATTATTTTTGATCCAGATATAGCATCAATAGTGCCAGCTGTATTAGTTAATACGATCAAACCTATTTGGAATTTTTTAGTGTTTATTTTAGGGAATCCTGCTAATACTTCACTAGCACCAGCAGTACCAAGAGTAACTGACAAATTACCTAACTTATCGCACTCTATAAGAGCTAATTTAAACTCACCTGGAGCAAGTGTTAATATAGGTGCAGGTAGAATTGTAGGAGATACTGTGATATTTCCACCAGATGAAGCTGGAAAAGTTACAGTACCGCTAGAAAATGTAGGAAATAGTTTACTAATAGCAGGGCTAGCATGTCTAATGCTAGTTTCTGAGTTAGAAACCTTATTAGTAGCTACATTAACTATAAGGTCAGAAGGCTCATTAGGTGTAATGTTGAATGGAGGAGTAACTTGAGTATTTATACCAGCTATAAGATTATCGGCTTCAGTATGACTATCACTATTAAATGAAGCCCTATTAGCTATCATATTCTGATAACTTCTTATAATGCTCTGTCTTAAGTCTGATTTATTAATTGCCATTTTTTATCCTATGGTGTTCTGTCTATTCGGAACCTAATCTCATCGGTATCGATAAGATCGAATGTAAAACTTATTTGAGTTCTAGCTCCTGATCCAACGTAATTATAGTCATCTACTAAAACAAGTCTCTGTGTGTTAAAATATACCTCTAACTCGTCTGCTGTGTATGTCTTAGCTGAAGGTAACGTAACTGGAGTTCCTGTAGTTACAGTTGACGATATTGCAAGAACTTCGTCGTAAATAGTAGGATTTTCGACTGTTTCATCGAAAGATCTTAATATTCCGTTTGAAATTCTTACAAACCGTGCCAAATTATAATACTCCGATTACTTGTATGCCAGTAGATAATATCGCAGTTGTACTTTGAACCATACCGATTCTAACTACAGCTTGGTTAACTGAAGATGGAGATGTAGTGCTAAAAGCTCCAGCGGCAGTTAAGAATACTGGTTTACCAATATCAGCCCCAGCAAAAACCGAGTCGACTGATCCAAGAGTGTAAGATCCAAATAAAGCTACAGTAATATTACCAGCAGCAGAAACAGCACTAGTAGAATGAGCTATACCGATAACATAAAAATTATCTGAACTTGTAGCATCATTGTCTGCTTTATATACACGACCAGCAGTCTCTCCGTTAACAGCCATTCTAACCAGGAATGAAGTGTTGGCAGCAAAAGACTCACCAGCAACCATAACTTTCTTTAAAGAAGCATGGGCGTGTAAAGCGTCTGCATTAGAACCATCAGACAGAGTCTCTGCTTCAGCAGCAGAAAGATCAGTAGATCCGAAGAAAGTATCAGCTTCATCTAAGTTGGCACTAGCATCTTGTTTAAGAGCTAAAGCATCAAAAACTGCATTTTGAGAAGGAGCTATATCTGTAACAGAATCGCTAATAGAATCAGCTACGGCAGCAGCTTTAGCATCAGCGTCTGTGTATCCATCTGTAATTCCATATCCAGCAAGAGTAGTAGGAGTACCAGTAACACCAGACCAAGCAACACTTGATGCAGTACCAGCAGTGTAAACTTCATAACCAGCAGCATTACCTAAATTCGTATCGTCTTTAACAAAATACATTACACCAGTATCAGTTTGTTTAACAGTGTCACCATCTTGTACAGTAGCAGTAGTTAAAGCAAATCTAGCTGTTTGATCGGCAACAATAACCAATCGCTCTAAAGCGGCAGGGGGTAGTTGAGTAATAGGAATTAATTGACTAGCATCTAAAGTGGCTACTCCGTTAGCAGCACCCTTTTCAGATGAGCTAATTTTACCAGCAATAGCAGATTCAGCTGTGTCTAAACGACCTTCAACTTCATCAATAGCAGTTTGTACGTTTGTAGCTGTTAGCCCAGACGCTATATTACTGAATGATATATCAGCAGCAGACCTGCTTCCGATAGCACCAAACAATTCCTCTAAAGCGCCCTCAACATGAGTAGCTGTAAAATTATTATTTAAATCATTAATACCAACCAGAGAGGCACCTTCTCCAGGTCCGGCACTGGCCAAATCTGCAATCTGAGTATATCTGGTATCAAATGTACCATCAGCATCAGCAGCTGTATGGATAAGTATTAATTTATCTAATATAGCTTTAGTTAGTTCTGTATTTGTAACACCGCCAACTTTAATAGACAGTACAACAGGTGTGTTTGCTGTTAAGTCTACGTTCCTTTGTGACCCGTTAACGAGTCTTGAAAGTACTGAAATATCTGCCATTTTATTAATCTCCTGAAACCAGTTAAGTTATTGAATTTTATCGTTTATATATTAAGTTTTATATATAAGGTACTGTATTTACTCGTCTTTACCTATCTCATGAAAGTTCATAGTTACAGACACCTTATACCCATATTTTAGTAAAAACTTATTAGCTTTTTTCAAAGCTGAGTTCATGATTTTACTAACATTTTGCCCTATTAAATCAGCTGCTTGCATACGCTTTGATATTTGTAATTTATCTAACTCTTCTCTGTTTGATGGCAATTCCATAAAATCTCCTAAAGTTGACCTATTACTTGAGTGTTGATTATTAAATCTCTTAGTAATGGATTGGCGTCATTCTGTGTAATGATACCCAATCTGATAACGAAATCTCCAGCTATAAATCCAGAAACACCTATGGATGGTTTTACATTAGTAACTCCACCACTCTTGGAAACATAAACAGCATCTCCTGGAGAAAACGCCAACCCTGTATCTGTTATAATACCAGAAGTTATTACCTCTGAGGTCTGAGTGTTTAACGTAAGAGATCCGGTAAGTCCAGCAAAAGCATCAATATCTGACTCTAGTGATGGATTAATAATATTCATACCAGTAGATATAATCTTAACTGGAATACATTTAGCTATTGAAGAACCGGAATTATTAGTAGCCTGTTTCGCAGTAGACCTAGATATTAATGGCGACGACGCATTAGGAACATATCCCATTATACTAGCCACCATTGACTTCCGTCACTTACTAATGTTAGTGATTCCATAGAAGTAGAAGTAGATACTGTTAAGTTGTTATCTATAGTCTCTGAACCATCAGCATCAATTGTCATTACGTTTGCAGCTGTACCTATATTTTTAATATAATAAGGTCTATTTCTTGTGTTAGCAGGTGGAAGTGTAATAGTTACATTACCTCCAGTTGTATTAACAAGTATTACATCATCAGTATTAGCATCTGCTAAGTAATCTACAGATTGCGTATTAGCCGCTAATGAATATCCTGATCCAGTTAAGAATACCGACCTTGTCTGTCTTCTGTATCCATTAGCCGATGCGTCATATATAAGTATCTTATCGGCATTATCAGCAGTAACACTTGACGCTAAACTATTAAAATCATCATCAGGTGCGCCTGTTCCTGAACCTGGTCCACCAACTGTACCAATTCTGAATGTAACTACATCACCAATGGCCAAATCTTGATTGATAATGATAGTATTAGAACTGGATAATGCAACTCCAACTTCAGACCATCCACCAGGGATAGCTTCTTGAAGCATTTGACCGTTAAGGAATACTTGTAAATATCCTTTACTTACAACGTAATTCTGTAATATATCGCCTAATCTTGAGTGTAAAGGAAGTGCTAGAGTGGCTCCTGAAAGTACAGGACCTGTAATTTCATTATCGTTAGCAGGTGCTCCAGATACAACCGTTAAAGGTTCATCATAAGATGGCTTATCTAATGTAGTGAATATATCATTTACATTACCTGTAATATTAGATATAGCCTCTGTTAGGTTATTATTAGGAGAAAAAGAATAGGGAGAAAGTCCGTTAGGTGTGATAGTATATGGTGGAGTAATATCTGTTTCATTCTCTGCACCAATAAACTGAATAATGTTTAAGTTAACATCGTCATCTAATTGTATAGATTCACCCATTTCAAGTTCACCAGGTCCAGCTCCGAGTCTGAGATAGATCTTAGGAGTAGAGCTAATAGATCCATCTCCAGCTGTAGCAGAAGCAATATCGCTTCCTGGATTATAAACTGTAAACTCGGTAGTACTTACTATACTTGATATATCGTAGAATCCATCAAATGACGGATCGCTCGCACCGGAAATGGTTACAGCTTGTCCAGTAACTAACCCATGAGCTACTGTAGTTTTTACTGTAGCTACGTTTGAAGTACGTTGTAGTCCAGAATTAGCTACAGTCTCAACAGTCAAAGCAGATATGGCATTATCGTCACGTTTAGCAAACCACCATGTGTTACTATTAACAGGCACTGCGTCTGGAGCTGCTGAAAGTACAGTATATGAACCTACTGTCTTAAGAGCTTTACCGTTACTTGATGCACCGATATAGTTAGATATTAATGTAACAACTGTGCCAACTACTGACTGTACCTTTGCCCAAGCAGAGAAGTTATGAGCCTCGTGTTTAATCCAATCGCCAGCAACTATATTGGTTACGTTAGCAGTGGCACTAACAGTATTAAGACCGTTAGTGAATGTGAATACGTTTGCAGGTTGAAAATCGAAGTTTCTAACTAAATTAATATACGCTACTTCATTATCAGCAAGTGTGATATTGCTAGCAGGTATAGTTAGAGTTAATGGTCCGAATATAGATTTAATATAGATGTCAGATGTCCAAGTAAGTGATCCAGGTGTAACATCAGAATGTATAAGTTTACCACGTCCAGTAACTAATGAACCTGAAGTATCCCAAAACACATCAGATAAGTTTACTCCAGGCATTAATGATGATCCAGGGCTGTACCAGTATGCAGATCCTTTAACCGCTTTGATCTCGGTCATTACTGCATCCATCCACTCTTTCCAAGTGGTGATTTCCCAATCTCCACCTGTGTAAGGGTCTAGTCCTCCTGATGTAGTTAGACTAAGAGAGTTTTCTGTAGGTGCTGTATATGCCCAGTTATAACTTACATTAGGTGAAGATCCACCTTTACCAAGTCTAAATAAAGAATCCTTAGCATTTACTATGCGAGTTACTTGATTAGATGCATCTACGTCTATAATAGCTATAGGAGAATTTGCACCGAAACCAGTCGTATTAATAACGAACTGATAGTTAAGTACTAATCCTAATGGTACAGTTTTAGTGAATTCTACGTCTGCATCTACATCCCAAAATGAAACAAGGTCATTAGTAGATGAGTCAGAGGCTCTTGTAAATTTTACAGATACGTAGTTTGTAGTGTTAGCCGTGAAAGAACCTACAACGTTTGAATTTGTAGAATTAAGGATCTCATTAGCTGTACCTGATGGTACTTGAATGAAGGAGCCATCAGCTTCAGATGGCATCCATATTACAGATGAGTCTACTATTACCTGTAAACCAGCAGATCCGTTACTAATGGCCCCTCCTGGATTATTAATATTAAAACCACGTAGTATATATGGGGTATTACCTACGAAAGACTGTAGTAAAGATTTGAAATCAAATATAACTGATTCATCAATTGATCTTAAATGGCTTACGTCAGCTCTAGCATTAGACAGCCAATTGAATTTTTGCTTAAGACTCACTGGATTTCCTTGTGTTTTATTGAATAAAAGAATGGATCTTTGGTAGGTCCATTTATATTAAGTTTTAGTTATAACATAGCGAAACTATTGTTATTTATTGCTAATTTCGGTAGATAAAAACGTACCGACGAATGATGCTGATATAGTAACCACAGCCCTAGCAGACACTTGGATAGAGTCTGACCCGAATATTACCCTGTCAACTTTCGCTATAGTTAAGTTCGTTTTTCTGTCCACTAGCTCTAACATACAATAATTTTGATTAAAATAATCACTAAGTGTAGACGCATTAACTATTTGTAATCCGTCAAATCCACCAGTATCTCTAGTTCTTAGTCCAGTAATAGATCCTTTAACTGAATATGGACCAGTTATGGCTATTTCTTGAGGTGTAGGTATATCGATACCATATATAGGTCTAACACCTTGATCTCTTTGGATAGATATAGATGTACCAACACCTATAACTTTACCATTTACTAATAATCTTACAGCAGCTCCAGTTATGATCGAATTTTGCGCCATTACTCTATATCTCCAGCATACATATCAGTTATAGAATTTATTCCAGGTCCATTTGGATATACAACCACAACAGAAACAAATACTCCAGCGGCAACAAGTGCCTTAGAAAGTTCTTCTGCTTTTACTCTTCCTGTTACGGTTCCGGTTACATATGTAGGATAATCAGATCCGTCAATGGCAGGTGCATGAGGTTTTATGCTTTTTACTAAGGTTATATCGGCAGCTATATGTGTCTTCTTAAATATATAAGAAGCGTCTAATAGAAGCGTGTTCGATGACGGTTTGCCTAAGTACTTAATAGGACCTTCTTGGTTTGATGTTCCGTAGTCGAATACAATATATCCCTGATCGTCAGGGAATCCATCGGTTGATGTAGTCGAAGGTATAACGCTATATACTTGTCCAGCATTAAGCGGCTGAGCGCATACAACAGACTCTTTACTTATAGGAAATCCAGACTTAGGGTCGTAAACATATGAACCTAGAAAGGATTTCTCAGATCCGTTCGTATGTAAGTGCCAACCACCAATTAACTGACGTTTAACTATTCTAGTTGTTGCTGGTAAGAATACGACTACCTCGTAAGGATTAACTTCATATACGCTAGCGAATCTAGTCAGGTCATTTAATGTATTACGTTTTGGATAAAAGAATCTGAGATCGTTTGCAGATGCCAGCACTATAGAACCACCAGTTTGAACCAATGGATTACTTATCTCGAAGTAGCCTAAAGTGACAGAATCTGGCACTATTTTTGTAACTACAAAAGAACCGGACTGTTCGATAGGGAATGGTGTGTACTTAATATTAACATAATCACCAACATCTATATTTTGTAATCCTGGATCTGCTCCACCTGTCCATGTATACCGAACAGAACTACCTTCAATTGTAACAGTGAACTGTGTGCCAGCTATTTGAGTTGTTTGTTTCAATGCTGGAAATAAGAAAATATTCTGAGATGATCCACCAGTTATAGCAATAGACGACTTAGGACCTCTGGTTCCAGAGAATATCTGTAAGTATATCTTACCTGCATCTGCATCTAAGAAGTTCGTAGCATATATGCTGTATCCACCCTTTAAGGCTTCTCTAGATATAATTGATGAAATCTCTGATGATGTGGCTTGATTGATATTTTGAAAGTCTTGTGATTGGAATTCTACCCTAAGAGGTAAGTCTATTCCGTCCTGTTTAATATACAGATCCATCCCATGCTCTAAAACGTAAGTTTCTTCTGTACTTGCAAGTACATTGGCTTTAACAGAATCTTCGCCATAGAATAGCTCTAATACTTCTAACAATACGTTAGAAACCAGCTGTTTGTTAGTTGTAGATACAGCTATATTTCTAAAGCTATCATCATCTATACCTACACCTGGAGGTCTTACAACACCCATACGTGCAACTATCTTATCTAAAAATCTACGTTCAGCTGTAGCTACGAATAGATTATCCTTTAAAGCAAGGATATTATCGATATTAAAATTATCACCCTCAGCAAGTGCATGCAGTGTGGCATCAGTAAACTTACCTTTAATAGCTCTATTAAGGAAAGCTCTAAGTCTTTGAAATGCTGTGGGATTATTACTCATCAAATGCGCCTTCACCGAACATCTGTTCTATTTTATATTCTAATGTATCTTTATATACATGTCCATTAATATGTTGAGACTTGCTATTAATACTATCGATCTTATAGTTAACTACAGACCTAGTATGTATATTTCTGCTTGTTCTAATAACCATAGATCCATCAGTGGTATTACCTGAATTTATTTCCCAATTACTATACCTATTCAAACGACCTCTGTGTTCATCATGCTTAACCGCCAGATATTTATGATTTAATGTACGTCTATTCATTAATATTTCTCGTCATGTGATGATCTATGGCATTCATAAGCCATAGTGTTTAAAGTTACGTCGTAATACATATCTACTTTTTGATCGCGTTGATTAATCATAAAAGAGTAGTCAGATACTGCCTTATTGGCAAACATTTCCATCTTAGATTGACCAAAATTCGTAATATTATTAACAACATCGGAGTCTTTATATGTATTATTATATGTTTTAATTTTCATTACAGCATACCCATATTAATCTTATCGCTATGGAATGCAACTCTCCATGCATTCTTATTGAGTAGTACTATAGATCTAACTTTATTAAATCTCCATAGTTTAAAATTAAACTCATGCTTATCGTTTACCAAAACATTGGTTAGCGGCTCTTTTGTGTAATATTCAGGTCTTGGTTTAAACACTTTACTCATTTATTATCCTATGCATACTACCTAATACTACAAACACACTACAAAGTCAATCCTATGTTGCCTGAGAAACTACTATGTCTATATCAATATTGAAAACTAACGGTTTCTGGTCTGGTTGGCTTACTATCATATCATTACTTGAGTTGTATACTGGGCTCGATATTGATACGGCTTGAACCCCATCAACTACCTGTGAAGCTACAACTATTTCAGAAAATATAACAGGCTTACCTACACCTACGGAGTTAACATAAGCTGCAACGCTTGACTGAACCCTAGATTTAACAATACTAAACGGAGTACCAGTTCTGTTTCTAATAACTATAGATAACTGAATTCTTTTAGGAAGTGCTGCGTCTGGTATAATGAAAGATCCAGCAGCTGCAACTCCAGGAAATGTAATAGGATCTGAAGCTTTACCGCGTATCTTTTGACCTACAGCTGAAATAAGACCGCCATAGTACTTATAAGAGTCCTCTCCGCTATTAATATCCGTACTAAAACCTAATTTTGATACAGTAGATATAGACGTTCCGAGTGAAGGTGTAATCTTAGATGCCAATTCTGTACCTTCAACTATAACGTCGTAGTTATTGATGTTACCTGGCGACTGAGTAATATTGAAAATCTTAGCATACATAAGAAATGATGACTGCTCTATTACTCTAACTGTATTAAAGTTAGCACCTAAAGTTACCCCAGCAACATCTTGAAAAGTTGAACTTGTTATAAGAATCTCATTCTCGTTAGAGTTAAGGCTTGAAACGATAAATTCACCCATATGTGATTCATATGGAAGAGATGAATCTAGTACGGAAGATCCTACTGAGAATGTATCTCCTGGTCTAACTGAATCATAGTCATAAATTACAATATCGCTATTACCTGTAAGAGTTACATCTTCAGCTACCATGTCTGTATTTTCTATATACAGTGTATTATTTCCAAAAGTACCTACAACAGAGAATTCACCTCTGTTAGACGGGTTGAATCCAGATCCTAGTATGATTCGGTCAGTCTTTCTGACCTGCATAACTCCTGATCCGGTAGATACAGTACTTATTACATTAGAAAGTGCTTGAGTAAAACTTACAGAGTTTGCGCTTGCATATGTAGCTCTGAATGTGCCATTAAATGAAGAATCAACAGCTCCGCTAATAACAATCTCAGCTGACTTGTTTGCTGCAATACCATGATTGGTGCTGAATGTTACAGTGGATACTGATGAAGTTCTTTCTATATTAGTGATAGTCAGTGTCTTTTTGAATTTAGGCTCAGTACCTACTCCTGTCCAAATAAGGGCTGTGAACTTCCCATGCTTCTCTACTCTCATTTCTGTAGTAGCATCAACATCATGATATCGTTTTGTCCAGAAGTATCCGTTGTTATATAGGTTTGCAACGGTACTGTTTGCTATAGTTATTGTTGATATACCTACAGATGTAACCGAATCCCAATCTAATTGTGATGTAGATTTAAGTTTTGTATCCTTAGCTGATAATTCAGTGTTACTTACTTCGATCCATTGCCCTTTATTGAATCCAACAGATGCAGCTTTAGGTATGCTGAACTTTAGATAGTTATCATTGATAATTGCACCAGATTCAATAATTGCACCAGACACCTTATTACCTGCTCCACCAGTTACATACACTGTACCTGAAGATCCAAATAGGTTGCTATAAAACTGGATTGATTTTGCGCCATTAGATAATGATATATTACCTAAAGATGATATACCAGTTACGGCAAAAATGTTTAAATATCTGTTTAAATGCTCAGATCTAGTAGGGATTAGATAGAATTCTTCATTAAGTAGGTCTGCTCCGAATATATTAAGCGGAGATTTAAGTGAGAATTCATTAGTAGGTGATATTTTAGTGCCTATATTGCTAGAATCTATATAGTTTTCGCCGTCCACAAGTTGGTCGAATTCTTTAACTCCAATTGATTCATCGAATGTAGAGAATTCTATAATACCAGATCCTGCTTCCAACTGAGATATAGATATATAGTCAGAAACAGATGCAGTTACATATGCTTCTAATAGAGCGGCTGTATTTGCAGCGTCATTAAGATCATAGAACTTAAGTGATGATGGAGTAGATATAGTTTTGTTTGATTCAACTGTACCACCAGCATTATTAGTGACTTCAAAATATGTATTAGTTACGGCACTAACCCTGAATACACCCTTATTATTAGAACTCATAGTTCCTGATGAAATATTTACAATATCACCGATAGTGATTGCTGCACTTAAGAATGAAGGTGCAGTTCCAGTTCCGTTGTATGTATATCTCCAAGTGTCAGAAATTGGCTCTGTAATATCAAATTCAGTAGTGGCATCCCATGCTCCACCAGTTCTTAACGCTCCTGATGCAAGGAATAGTCTGATGTCTGTAGTAATACCTGAAGTAATAGAGTGAGTTATTCCAGAAGTTTCAGATTGTGGATAGAATATACCTACTCTAATCTGATCGCCTGAAGGTCCGAAAGAAGCAGATCTAATCATCATTTTATTAAGTGCATTAATAGGGTCGATAACTACTCTAGACTTCATATGGATTTTGAAGTCAGCAAAGTTAAAGTTATTTCCGAATCCAGAAGGGAAGTTGGCAGTAGGTCCAAAGTCTGCATCATAAGCTCTTAATGTAGATGCGTTCGGCGATAGATATACCTTAGATTTTCTACTAAGACTTATATTGAACGTCTTATTAAGAGTATCGCTATCCAGTACGACAACTAGATTATCTAGTGCGCTGAAATTAAATGGCACCGATAAGTAATATCTATCATTAGCTATAATCTCTTTAAGTTTAGCAGAGTTACGCAATGTAACATTAACTCCGCTTATAGCTTCTATATCTACCGACTGACCTCTATTAGAGGATATATTTTGCCCGATAGGATTAAGCATAGACATCTTATAGTTCTGATGATATCCGGCAGCGTCTAGGTCTGTTGTTGTAGTTACAGATGTAAATGGATTTGAACTGTCACCTGTAGCAATACTATCATGGAAGAATTCAATAAATGTATTATCATCCTGACTGTCATTGAAAGCTGTATGGCTAATTTCAGAGCTATCGTAGCTGCCTATAGTGAATCCGATTGCTCCACCGTTAAGGTTTTGTCCAGCAAGATATATACTTCCAAAAGTTTTATCGTATGATAGAGTAGACACACGGATCTTTTTACCGCCAATCACTTCCGAAGTTAAACCACTAAGTGTTTTGATTATATTAGATATGGCTGTTAATGTCTGTAGTCCAGTAGGGAACTGAGCCTCTTGAAGCTCTCCGTCAGGTGAGTTAATGAATATAAAGTCATTAGCACTTGTAAGTGTAATTGGACCTTGAACAGTCCCTGTAGTTTTTACAACCTCAAACCAAGTATTACCTGCATCAACAGCATTAATTCTGGAGATGCCAGTATTATTAAGTGCCATTAACGTATTCTCTGTTATAATAACCAGATCATCTTTAAGTAGGCCAGCTAATACACCAGCTACAGAGAATGTATATCTCCATACATTTGCAGATGGATTAGTAATTGAAACTGTCATTATGTTAGACAATGACACACTTCGTCTAGAAGCAGGTGCATCAACTATGAAATACAGTTTAGGATCCGGATTTCCTGCTATACCAGATCCTGATAATGTTAACGATCCAGATGAGAACGTACCTGAATCTATGAATCCCTTTGTATACTTGGATCCTGCGGTGAATACATCAGATGCTGTTGCAGGTGTAGCTAACTCTATCTGTCCTGTAGACTGATTAAGTGCATAATCAGAAGTTAAACCTTGTGATACACCAGGTTCCCACATATTATCACCAATTGATAATGAGTTAGACGATAGGTCGCTTGAAACCTCAAGACGTGCAGCTGAATTAGCTCCACGGTTAGATACCATCTTAAGTCTACTGTCTTCTACAGTTACTGTTATACCAGCAAGCTTAGTATTAAGTATTGACGCCCAAGACTCCAATGAGTTATCTTTATTAACTAAAGCGTATCCATAAGGAACGAAGTCTGCATTATTGATTGTGATAGACTGCACACCGGACTGATCAACTTTAATCTTTAAAGTAGCTCCGTCAGTTATTGAGTTATTCCATGTATTTTGCTGATTTGAATAGATAGTAGGAATAATGCCGTCTTTGTATAAAAGAGCATCATTCTTGTATAGTCTAAGAGTATAAGTTATGGTTTGACCAAATCCTAAGAAGTCGTTAGCATTAACACCAGAGCTTGGCGTAGTTATCTGAATATCTTCATTATTAAAGCTTTTTGAAAATAATACAATTTTCTTACTATTATTGAAACTTCTTGCATTGAATGTAAGTGCAGGGTTATTATTTATAGAATTTACAATTTCAAAAGTATCAACAGCTCCTTCAGTAGAGAAGTCTGAAGTTAGGAATAAATGCTCACTTAGTTCGGAACCAACTATAACGCTTAATTTCATTCCACCAGTAACTGCGAACGGAGCCTCAAGACTTGTAACAATAGAAGCCTTAACAAGGTCTTCTTTTTGTAACTGTAGATATTTTTCTCCACCATTGGCATTATCTATAATCTGTTCAAAACCTTGACCACTAAAAATAGGCTGATAACCTGTTGAGTCGTCTATGAATAGAATAGATGGTTCAGTTCGGCTAGAAGGCTTTCTAATTTCAGCAGATGTAACTGTTTTATTGTCATCACCTGATTGAACTCCGACCGATGCTTGTATTATAGCAAGATCAGTACCTTTTACTCTGGATTGATTTGTCTTCTTTATTAACTCTCTGTATTCTATATCAGACATTACATCACGACCAGAAACAAAGGCTAATGGATTTGAAGCAACAGCATTAGGGAATGGAGCACTAGCAAACTCAACTATCGCATTAGATGATATATTACCGATAGATCCTACTTGGGTACATATAACAGGTACTTCTCTGATTTCAACTTCACCATCAAGTAGTGTAACTGAATTGATAATTCTGAATGTAACAGACTGCGATGTTAAAGTAGATCTAGTTTGAACCAAAGATCCAGCAGGTATGAATCTATTACCACTTTGAGCCAATATTACAGATTCTCCTGTATTATGGTTCTTTGTAGTAACAGTAGCTAGTGTTAATTGATAGTAAGACCCAAGAGATGCGATACCAGTGTAAGCTATCGGACCTTCAAGATTATTGGTGCCTCGACCTATATATATAGATCCAGTACTTGGCAAGCTAGTTCCATCAGCTATGTTAATAGTGATAGATCCGGCAGGTACAGCAGCTGTACCTTGATATATCTTGGTAGCTATTTTTACTAGGCTTTTTTGAGAAATAGTGATAACACCATTCGACTCTCTTGCTTGCGATCTAGAAACTGATTCTTCAAATCCAACCCTATCAAGATCTGGACCAGAAGCTCTGTCTATATCAACAGAAGCAAGGGCAGACATGATATCGCCTTGTATTTTAAAATCTGAAAGAGCAGCAGCTTCTAATAGTGATCTATTAGCAGATCCTTTAGCTATATCAGTAACGCCTGATTTAGTTAGGTAAGTCTGTAAAAGCTTTTTAAATATCTCTTGAAGGCTACGTGGTACAGGCAACGACATAATTACACTACCTTATTACTTTTTTTAATATTATCTATCCACCACAATGGCTGTAGATTTGTATAATGACAAGCTTTTAAAAGCTGCTCTCTGTTGGTTAGATCAAAAGAACTTAACGGAATGATATGATCTATATGCCATCCACGATTACCGTAGGTTTCCCAAGACATCCCTTCTTGGAATTTAGACTCTAAATACTGCTTAAGTTGGTCTGGAGAACATCCAAGATCAGATATTGCTGAACCACCATTAACTGTACCTTCAATAAGTTTATGAAGCCGCCTTCTTAAGTTTGTTTTAATTCTTAGTATAGGGCAAGCTCTGTGTCTATTCATATAACTCTCTGTAATCTTTTTTCTATTTTTCTTTTCCCATTCACGCCTTCTGGCAAGCTCACGATCTTTATTTTTAATATAATTAATACGTCTCGCTTCATCTTTGCATCTTTTGCAAGATGAAGATCTACCAGATTTCATTCTCTTATCTTTATAAAAATCGAACAAATCTTTAATAATTTTACATTTTGTGCAAGGTTTCATAAATCCTATTATTTAGATGTAGGAAAGATATAGGCGGGATACGTAAATATTAAGTTTTGGTCATAACATAGCGAAACTACTGTAAGTTTTCGGTAATGCTAAAGGATAAAATTAAGGGTTGACAAATGTACTAAAATGAGGCATACTGTATTAAGTTCAGTTATTGTTTTGCCCTGTAAGGTATCCCCTCCAGCCTTATGGGGCTTTTTTTTAATTAATCACAAATTCTACAGGTACGATACCTTGATTGTCGGCAGCTGTCAGTTGTACTCTAATAGTAAGAACTCCAGGTTCACGTTTTACTTCAATACTATCAACGCTTTCAAACCTTGGGTCAGACTCAAAGCTGATACGTATACTGTTTAATATGCCGTCTGTTGATATATCTGCTTCAGATTGTCCAACTTCTTGTCCAGCTCCAAAATCTGGGTGAAGTAATAGGCTACCTGCAACTGTTTGAAGTTTAAGTTTGGCGGCTTGTATAAGATTCTGTTTACCATAGCTTAAGTTTTGGAATCCATCCTGTCCTACAGCTAAATCACCATCTTGGTCAAGTAGTAGGTCTATTTTGGACATGGCTAACATTTCTGGAGTTTCATCTATAAAAGTAATAGGTTTAATTACTATATTTTCGGTCTGTGATGGCGTATCTATAGGTAAATAGATAAGTTTTTGGCTATTTACCGTATATGGAAGATACGCTTTAACCTTAGATTGATCGGCTAATGTGTAGCTGCTTAGGTCGCTATCACCGTCAACTGTTAATATAAAGTTAGAATCAGTAACCTTCTGGATAGACTTAATCTTACGTCTTTGTAGCGGCTTAGTGTTAGAATAGATCCAGATTGACTGATCTACGTGAAGATTTTTATCTGATGCTATATTAAACTGTCTATCTTTACCGTTAGCTATGAAATCATTAATAAAACCATCTTCATCAATATAAGGAGCTTGTAGGTTGTTAATGGCGGCTATCTCGATCCATCTAGTAGCATCGCCTAGGTATTTTTGCGACAACCATTCAAGTGTCGTTCTGAATGGAAAAGGAATGGAGAACTTAGATGTAGACTTTGTAAAATTTACACCACCTGTAGCAGCATACCCTTGGTAGAAGTCAAGTAGAGGGCTGGCACCTGATGACTGTTGTGATACAGTATTAACTCCATAAAAGTTATCTGCTAGTAATGAATACATATTCTCTATATTATCATTAACAGCATATAATATATCCCATGCAGGACTATCAATACCTTGAGATAAAGCTTGAGACTCTAATGATTGAGACAGACTTTCTAGATTAGATATAAGACTATTAATAGTATTATTGTCTGTAGATAGGAATGCATTATTGACTACATTACTAACAGCATCTTGCTGCTCAGGGCTTAGTGGTAATATATCTACAGGTATAGAATCTTGTATATCGGGTGTAGATATTGAGTCATTATTGAATGGAAGAGCTATCTTACCGCCAAGATTTATCGATGGGTCTAATTCTGGCAATGCAGCATTCCTAGCCTTATTAAGCTTAGCTGCTGCATCTTCAGACATGAGTCCGGATGTAAATGCTGGATCTAGAGCAAACAACGCCCTATTCATAGAGTTAGATAGATCTTTAGGGAAGTCTGCTAATGTCTTACCTATAGATAGACCTTCTTTAATTGTAAGTATTACATTATTGATTGGCCCTAATATATTAGTTTCGTAATCTGTTTTAACTGATAGTATAATATCCTTAAATGATTCCATCACTCGTCGTGAATTTCTGACACCATTAAGTATTTTTTGTATATCGCCTATCTTATTTCCAACAGCTTCTGATGTCTTAATTTCTGAACCAAGTAGCTTAGGGTTATCAGCTGTACCCCATGCAACGCAACTAAATGAATATGTATACTCCATAGGAGAAGCCGCTGACTTTTTAGTATTAAAAACTTGAGGTGTAATAAGGTAGATGGCACGATCTTTACCAACTTCAAACCCAAGGCGGTATCCTTGACCACCAGGTTTGGCTTTTAAATGAGCATATAATTCAAGAAATGCTCTAATAAGATGATACTGGTAATATCCTGTAAATTGTAGATCGTCTTGTGGTGGAAGAGCTGCTTGCTCTTTAGGAAATACATTAGCTACTGCACTTGAAAAGTTCTGAACAGCATTTATTGTTCCACCGAATATGGCCTGGACATTACTGTTTACTTTATTGGCTACAGAAAATGAAGTTCTGCTTGTTAACATACCTGTCGTTGCTGTAAAGTTGATATTCTTAAACACAACCCCATTATGTTCTTCTAGTATACCTCTGCTTCCGGCAGTTACTTGAGCAGCAAACGGTGTAGATATTGTTAGATCTTGCGGAGTAATAGGTAGTGCAACTGAAGTTATGGACTGATAAGATATTGCATCAGCTGTTCCTTGTACTTTCAATAGATGAAACTTATAAGGAAATGCGCTAGACCAAAACTTAGCATCTATTTTATCTAATCCTAATCCACGTAACATTATAGAATTCTTAGCATTACTCTTATTAAATTGAGAAAGAATAGTACCTATAGCCTCATCATTAGAGTTACCAACATCACGGTTGAAAGTAGAAGAGAAGGATTTAGACTGATCGGCAACAGTAGCCTTAAAATCATCTAGCTTAGAATTTACAGCTTGTTGGAACTGCTTACCAAAATTACTATCAAATGCCATGTTTCACCTATAAAGTTTTAAACACTCTAGCTACGTCTTCTAGTGTGTATGATGTTGGAACTATTGCGTTAAGTTTAATTTGTGTTGTACCCATTACTGAAACTATTGTACGTGTAATTTCAGGCTGTGTTTCGGATACTACAGTTACCGTGTCACCATTACTTAGACCTGTAACATCCTTAATATGTAGTATGTCAGATCCGTCATTAAATATAACTACTTTTGTAGTAAAATATCCGTTATATTCCGACTTTAATGATGTATTATCGGCTGCAAGTTGGGTTACTGCTCCACCAGACTGTCCAGCGGCATAATAACGTCTAAGGGATCCAGACATGCGATTAATTCTGAAGTTTAACCATTTATACCTGTTATAGTAAGGGTTAGTCATATCTGCCGATGTGTACGTCTCACCTGACTGACTAAGTGCGTTTGAGCTGGATCCACCAAGACTATTTAGTATTTCGGAGGCTCTAGTTGATGCATATGATATACGTGTGCCAGCCATGCCCGATATAACTGCAATACTGCCTGACACATACTTACCGCTTAAGCCTGTGTTTGGAAATGATTGCCATGTGTCGATTCCCAATACCGCATTAGATATAGATGAAAGTGCTGATACTAGTTGGCCCATCTGAGTAAGTCTATCTTCAGGATTAGCCGATATTGCAGCCGTCTGATTTGTTAGAAAAGATTCCCATTCCGTCACTAATAGATCTATATTGTTTGTTATTGTAGTTAAAATTTCTTGGTATACGGCAGACACTAAAGTTTGTCGTTCGGTTGATGTAAACGCAAGTACTGTATTATCCACAGTAGCAGTTGATGCAATCCCTAAAGACGAAGGTACTACACTGTCTATAGTTAAGCTGGTTCCTGGAGTTATACTTTGTATCTTATAAATACCACTGGCACTACCGTTATTGATATATAAAAGCTCATTTACTGCAAAACCTGTTGTTGTTGATACACCCATAACAAAACCAGTAATGGTTCCAGCAGGTACAGCATCGCTTGATGTTGTAGTAGTGCTTGAGGCCCCTGATATTCCATTTGAAAGTCTAAATATTAGCTCTGTTAGTCCAGACATAACAACAGTGTTAGTTAAAACGTTTAGTTCATATCTAGAAGCAGGTGTTAATGGGTGAAATATACCCTTTACTTTATTGTTAATATACGAACCATCCTGTATTAAAGGTATAGACCTTGCATATGCAGGTGAAGATGTAGACGGAAAAAATGGAGCATTTGCTGGAAATTCACCAGCAGAAACTAGATCTGATGGGCTATATATGTCTGAGTTTGTCCCATCTAAGTATTTCTTTTCGTTTTCGTATGAGTCGCATATGAGTGAGTAGTTGTCATAGAATTTCTTATTGCCATTATCTACCTCTAACAGAGCAGTTTGCTGGCCAGTAAATGAAGCTGATGACTGAGCATAAGACGCATTCTCAAGATCTATACGAACTTGTCTTCGTGTGATTGACTTTCTATCTGCTGCTGAAAAACTGATTGACATCTATTAACTTTCCCACTTTTTAGCAATTATCTTACATTGATTTATAAAATCCATGACTGTTTTATCCATTTTCATTTCATTACATACTTTGCAACATGGAACACAATTCTCTATTATATAGCCTACAGTATTGTCCGACCTATCTACTCCTCCAGCATTCGGCTTGCCGCAGTAATAACAGTTAGACTCGATCAATTGTGTAAACTGAACTAACGTTATATCGAACTTATAACTTCTAGATCTTCGATTAGCATCATTCTTATATCTAACATACTTGCCTTTAGGACTATTATTATATTCCCTACGGATATCTTTAATACCTTCACGTTTAGAGTTAGATAGTGATTTCTGTTTAATATATTCAGATCGCTCCTCGTCGGTGCGGCTCCAGTATTTATTCATATCTCTTTCGCGCATCTTATCTCTGTTGTCATCCCTGTATGCTTTATGATATACACTTCTACATTCCTTGCAAGTTTTACGTCTTAAGTCTGATTTATTAGACTTACTATATGCTCTATCGAACATATCTTCAGTTTTTTCTATACCACACTTCTTACATTTATTTAATTGCATCTATTAACTTCCTATTAAGACCGTTGCTGAACCGCTAATAATCATGCCACCTGCTAGCGGGCTACCAGGTCCACCACATATACCAAAAACCTGACTAATTCCAACTCCGGCGGCAGGAACACTCCCGCTTCCGAGCATTACCATACTTGCTTTAATCATGGCTGTACCACCACCTTTTATCTCTACATTACCACCTGATTTAATTGTAACATTACCACCAGACTCAACTGTGTAATTCGCTCCAGCCTTTTCTTTAATATTAGCCTTTGCTTCCATTTCTATATCTTTACCTGATTTTTCTTTTATACTACCAGATTTTGTCTCAACTGTATAGTCTGATTCTTTAACTGTAGTTGTTTTTGCCTTAGCTACAGTTTCATTCATATCACCAGAAGATACGATATTGATCTTTTTATTTTTCTTATCAATAACTATAGATTCTGCGCCATTACCCCAAGTTGATACCTGATTGGTTCTATCTATAGTCCAAGACTGGCCTTCGTTGTCGGATATAGACATCTTACCGTCTTTAAATATTTCTAACTTAGTTCCTGCTGCTTTTTCGTCAGCTTTCTTACCGTCTTGATCTATAAATGTATTAAAAGTTAGGGAATATTGTCCATCTTTATCAACTTTAATATTAATACCATTAAATTGCCATTCGTATGTTTGACCGTCAGACTCTTTATGTGCAGATTCTGATGGATACGACTGACCGCCAATTATCACACCTTTACCAGCAGTAGCATTACCGTTAATTGCTAATAGTAGTACTTTAGATCCTTTTTGGTACTGCCCATCTTTTTTATCTTTATGTGGCTGTAATGTAAATTTTTCAAAGTTATTGGGAGTAGCGAACTTATCCATAGTTTGACATCTGGAATAAGTAACAGTAGAAACTGAACCGTCATGTCGTGATTCATATACAGTAACATCGTACTCAACAAACTCTTTAGATAAGTTATTCTTATCGTCAGTATAGTATATATCTGTTACAACACCAGACTTTAATATAACATCTGTTCTAGTTATGCTACTAATATTAGTAGATCCTTGATTACTAAGTGTTGATTGTATAACTGAACCGTCTGATAACACTTTCATTACTTAACTCCAAATTTCTTAAGAAATTCACTCTTAATCTTATCTACTGTGTTTTGTGCATTATCTCTAATAAACAAATCGCCTGTATTATTCTGAGCACTATCATTAGTTGAGTTATCTGATGACTCAATAAACTTATCATCAACATGTAGCTCACTGTCTGATATACCAGGTAAAAGTCCGTCATTCATGCCAGCTCTCTTGTTATGTAACATACCGCCAGCAGTGTACTCTAACTTACCATTAACTATATAATATCCATGACTTAAAGCTAGTGTGGTCATAAATGTCTTCTTACCGTCACCTGCAACTTCAAAACTATGACTAATAGCTTCTATATGGAATAATTTATTGTCGAACTCAAAATTGTCACCTATACATATAGGTGCTTGAATTCCAGGTATAGTGATAGATCCATTCATCTTCAGATGTCCGTTAGAAAACCAGTCTGATATTAAAGCTATCCATGTTTTAATATTCTCTACCTTATATCCTGCACGTTCAGCTCCGGCATCAGTATCGCTCATTGATGAATGGATTCTAGGTCCAGACCTATATATATCAGAGTCGTCTATCTCCATATTACCTTGAGCTATCTGTAACTGCATGGTTTCTTGAGGGTTATTTGTATTTACACTATTTGTAAATACCTGAAAGAAGTTGAATCTTTCTGCATCTGAAGTGCCTAGATTGTAGTTCATTATAGGATATTTTGAATCAAGTTTCCATCTAGGCACATTAGTATAGTAAGTGGCAGTATTAGGACTTAGTTTGCTTTTCATTCTGTCAGTAGTTAACGCTATTTGTCTTAATGTAACTGTAGGCATAATGCCTTTGTTTGGGATATACTTAAGTGTTGTATAAAGTTCATTTATGGTAGGGTTAGAGTGTGTAGATAATAGTGACCATAATGTTACATTATTGAAATTACCAGCTGGTAATGAAGTTCCACCCTTCAATGCATCACATATATATTCTGTAGATGTTCCATCTTTATTTGTATTACTAGGGAACATGGAGTCAAGATCAGAAGCTGCTACTTTATCTGTCTGTTTAGACGATGTGGTATTGCTGCTATATTGTTGTATACCGAAGATTCTTTGTAGTACATCAGCATACTTAATACTTAGAGATTTCTCTTCCTTTTGTGTTACACCTAGGTATTTAGCTAATTGTGTAGGTATGAGCATAGAGGCATTCGGCGTTCTGACCGAGTTACCTAATATTTTCTTTGCCCTATCTTTAGGTCCAGGTCCTGTAAATACATCAAGAAAGAATTTAAGAACCTCTTCTGTTTTGAGTCTTCCGCTATTTTGAATAGACTTAAATAAAGCTCTATACTGTTCGCTTATCTCTACAAACCAATCAACACCCTTAGCTGTTACACTTGAGTTTGGTAAGTTCGGGTCTAGCATTTGATTAAAGTATATTTGAGTTTGAAGTTCAGAAAAACCATTCATTGTTATCATATATCTGAACATCTGCTTGCCTGTTGCCGGATCGGTCTGAAGTTGTTGTCGTACAGAATTAACACGTCCTACAAACTTCAGACCGCTATTAGCTCCGTTAACATTAGGATTCTTGGCAGCTACATCTTTAGATATTTTATCCCATATTGCAGGATCATTTATTAGCCATATCATGGCATGATCACCTGGTGATATAGCGGCAGCGTAATTTATATCACCTGAAAGTAGATTTATCTCTGCTGAATCTGTTGGGCTGCCCTTACTGTTATTTATTGTAATCCTTGTAGCATCATTAACTATAGTAAATGGCTCTCTAGTTTTCAGGGCAGCATCTATCTTATTTTTAATCTGACCTTTATTTGTAAACAAATCTCTGTTAGCAAAAGGTATAATAGATATAACATAGTTAGATGAAGACTGATGGCTGTCTGGATTATTAGGAGTAATAAGGTAAGAAGGTGCTGACATTACTGCTCTCCTGGTTTCTTAGATGAAGCCTCTTCTTTATCCGAAGAAAATTGAGACCTGCTTCCACCGTCAATTCTATTAGCTGCTTTTATCATAGCATTGGCTATTTCGTCAGCAGCTGAGGCAATATTACTAATAGATCCACCAAGCGCATTAGAATCTAGTCCTTCTTGTACTTTTTTTGCACTCTCTTTAAATACCGTAAGGATAGATTCGATATTCTTCTCTACCATTGCTGCTGAATTCGCATCTAGTTTATTTTGACCTTCATTTTTAATATCAGTTGTTGTTGCGGCAATACCTTCTTTTTCTTTTATTCCAGATAACACGTCAGCTTCTGATTTAGTTTGACCTTTTGCGCCAGCAACGTTACCTGTCCAATTTACGCCTGTAAATCCAGATTCTGTTTTTGCAAGCAAGTTTTGTATTTCAGTAGGATCTTTACCTAAAGCATCCTGTCCACCTGTTGCAGTATATAGATTCATAGCTTCCATAGGCGATAACTTTTCACCTCTTGCCATCTTAGCTCTATACTTAGCTACTTGATCTGCTCCACCAGTACTAGCCGTAGTTCCCTCAGCTTGACTTTTTTGGAACTTAGTCATCTTCTCGATCATTCCAGTGTCAAACCCTAAAGCTTTCATAGATTCAGGATTTAATGCACCTAGCTGCTCATTCGACATACCACTAAGTGTTTTATATGTAAGATAATCTCCACCAGCAACATCGAGTAATCCAGCCGTCTTTTTTTGCTGCATTAATCCTGTAGTTCCACCCATAATATTACCAAAGGTAGACATAGCACCTCTAGCGTTCTCTATACTTCTTGAGTCACTACCATACATAAAGCTGCTTAGTGTTGATGAAGCATCTGAACCACTAAGTCTACCCTTAAATACATCTAATATTGTAGAGCTTTGTTTTTGGTATTCTTCTATCAGTGCAGAATCGTTAACTCCAGCCTTAACTGCGTTTGAAAACATTCTAGCAAAATCACTCGATGAAGCAGATGCTCCACCGCTATTTCTTAATGCCAGATTTGACATTATAGAAGCTGATGTATTTGCATCCTGACCATATGCCCTACCTTGTGTGGCAGCTGCAACAGCTAGTCCAGGTGCAGTTTGTGTACCAAATCTTCTAAACTGCATACCTAAAGAGGCCATTTGACCTTCATCTGTGATTCCGGCAGATCTCATGCCTTGTCTGAAACCTAATGCTGATGTGTCACCCATTTGAAGTGATCGCTGATATTGCATACGCTGTCCAGCATTTTGTTGTAAATATTGCATATATTCCGGATCTAAAGTTTGAGACCTGGCTCTATCTTCTGATGCTTGTAAATTTTGCACACGCTCAGCTTCTTTACCGCCACCACGGAAATACTGATATCCCTTATATAATCCGTATGCACCACCTGCAATCGCAGCACCTGCACCTAAAACTGGAGCAGCCATTAATGATGCCCCTCCAGCTAATAGTGTTCCGGCAGCACCCAGTCCACCTAACACTCCAACTCCGCTAGCCATTGTACCTAATGTACTTCTCCAGTCAGACGCTTTATTAAGATTACCAGTTGTAGCCTTAATTGCTGCTGCACGTTTTGGGTCTGAGTATAATGTAGCTCTTTGCAGATTACCATTAAAAACTTCAAAAGCTTGTTCTTTAAATCTATTAGCTACAGCAGACCTGTTAGATATCTCTTGTAATGTATAATCTCTATACATACTGGCAGCTGTTGCTCCTGCACCTAATATAGATCCACCGATTGACATGGCTCCTGCAAAAGCTCCGGCTCCACCACTTGCCCTATTAAGTGCACCTCTGACCCCTCTAATTTCAGGAACCATAACATTTGAAGCTCGTTCTTCAAAAGCTTTAGCAGTTCTACGCATAGTAGATTCTCTTGACGCTATTAGGTCAGCAGATCCACCTTCTCTTTTTAGTTTATCTATATTTGCTATTTGGGCATTAAGAAGTCTACCCATACGATCTAGATTCTTCTCGGCCTTAACAAAATGGTTATTATTAAGCTCTTTAAAGTACTCAGTAACCTTTTTCATTTCCGTTGACATACCGGATCCAGCTTTACTGAATTTCTGATTAATCATATCCATTGATTTAAGAAATCTATCTGTTTCTCTTGGATTAAACGACTTAGAAATGCTGTCAGCAACTTTCTTTACCTGGTCTGAACCGCTAGACTTAAACTTAAGTAGAATTTCCTTAACAACGCTTTCGCTAGCCATTACTCTTCCTTACCAAACTTCATATCGCCTTCTAGAGTTTCTGGCGCATTAAGATTAAGATCTTTATATAAATTTTTCATTGCATCCATTGCTTTTACAGCTGCTTCATCAAGTGTATCTTTAGGTTTACTGTCTTTTTTAGGCTCATCCTTAAGTGCGGCTTGTGCCATCTGTTGAGCTACCCATTCGTCATCGCTAAGTTCTTCAACTTCAGACTCCGTAAATTGCTCTAAATCTAGTAGAGGCTTATGTTTAACTGTAAGTCTAGCTTCGGCAGCTGTTAGATCTTCAGGTGTCATATTCATAGACTCATCTTCCATATAAACCTTAACAACTTCTATAGGGTTAAGCTTATATACATCTTGAAGAGGAGTATGGTACGTTTTAGAGTAATACCTGCATGCATTCTCGACATACCACTCCAACGAGTTTGAGTATGAGTTTTTTATAGCTATTAATCTAAGACTTCTTAGTATTTCGTTTGTAATCATTATTTCTCAGAGGTTGATTTAAGTTCAGACAGCCATTCTTCGTATTTTTCATTAACTGCAATAAGTAGGTCATATACTGGCTGTTTATCTACTAAGTCACGGCCATTACGTGATTGTTGCCACCAAGCAGGGCTTTCAATAATTCTAGAATCTAGTTCAGCTATACCAGCTGCTCTTAGTGTGATCTCACGGTCAATTCCGTTATCATTAGGAAGCATAGATTTATATGTACGCTCGATAGTGAATCGCTCGTCATGAGTTAAGATGACTTTTATTCTGAATGCGCCGCTATATAGATTTTCAGTGATTTCACCAACGGAACTTAATTGGACATACTTAACAATGTCTGGGATTTTTTTCATAAATTACCTTGATTTTATTGAGGATTTGTAGGCATACCGCTACGAGAGATACCTATAAATTAAGTTTTTAGCATAACCTATTGAATTCATTATATAAAGAAGCTATTGACATAAGGTTAAAAATAGTGTTTAATAGGTATATGACAGAATTTATAGTAGCTCTTTTATGTTTTGGCCAGTTTGAGTGTTCTTACGCACCACAGGCTTATTATATCCAAAGCCCAGAAGCTCAGGCTTTAGTTGTTAATACTGAACTTGAGATAAGAAAGGTTATTAATCCTACCTTTGCAGAGTATGTTGTTGGGTATGGTGGCCAAGCAGCTTTAATAGCTTCTGGCAAAGAGGCTACATTTAACCTGAACGAATATGTAATTATTACAACAAGTAAAGATAAGTCTTTATTAGGTTTAAAATTTCGTTTTTAATTCCTTAAGCCTTAAAGTGAATAGATGGAAAGTTTTAGCATCTGTACCTATATTGAGTCTATATTTTTGATTAGATATACCCTCTCCAAAATTACTACCAGCAAAACATGTAATATGAAGGTCATATATAATCTGAGGTCTACATTCTATATATAGGAACATACCACGTTTAGATAGTACTTTAATAGGTAGTTTATTTTCTTTTATTATATGCTTAACAGTTTGGTGGCGTCTTTTAAGTTTAAGCCTTCCTAGTTTAAAGAACTGATCGTTCTGTAGCAGTGAACCTAATACTTCACCTGCATACTCTTGAGCCTCTATGCTTACACCAGAGCTGAATAGCTCGACATATTCCTGCATCTTATTAGCTACTTCTTTATCTTTAACAACTGCCCATCCGATACGTGTAGATGAATGACCGCTAAGCTTCGATAATGAAAAAATTACAATATTATCGTTCAGCATTGTAACTTTTTCAGTATATTGTGGCCAGTTATAACATGCATCTCTAATATCAGCCTTAATTTTATTATTAAGTTCGCCGTCTGGGTTATTAGGTGTAGTTACAAGATCGACTATATTGGCACCAAGCTCTTTTGCCATAGCTTCTTTAGGTTTACTTACAGAAGGGAATACTTTAGGTACATATCCTGGATCATTAGCCGCGAACGATTCAAATCTGCCCCAGTATGGTTTCGGTGCTCTTAGTATATTTTGTTTACCAGTCTCTTTAAGTGCGTACATAGCTGCCTGTACAGCTTGGACTGCCCCGACGGTTATAACGATATGTGATTTCTTATTAACAACACAATTCTTATACTTCTTATGTATTTTACGGATATTAGACTCTAGCTCAGGAAGTATTGTTTCACCAAGCAGGTATGGCATATTTTTAGTAGATCTTGTCTTAGGTGTAGGCAATTCGTCGTCTGACCATAGCTTTTGTAAGAATCCAGGATTCCCATATCCTAAGTCTAATCTTTCCTTTTTCATAAGACTAACCATTCTCTTTCCTAGTTACTGAATTCCTTGAACTAACAAACGGTGAGTATGATGCTGCACCGCTCTGTCTGTTTAGGTTAGAGGATTTTCTATTAACAGAATTGGTGACTTTTTTAGCTACTAATGGAGCAGATTCGCGTTTCTTATTTTCTTTAGACATCATACACCTCACTAGCCATTTATATTATCCTTTACCTTATACGCATGACGTTACACGGAACAGAGTACCGGCATTCGTCGATAGTGGCCCTTTACCTTATACGCATGACGTTACACACAACCAAACCCAAAATTTTAGCAGATATAATACCTTTACCTTATACGCATGACGTTACACGCCTTATCACCCCATCAACAAAGGGCATCCTCCCTTTACCTTATACGCATGACGTTACACGC